CAGCATTATTAGCAAATAGGGGCGCCATGTCGCCCAAATCACTTGCTAGTGACTCCAACACGAAACGTTTTTCAGCCGCAGTTGCTCCCATGTCATCAAGTTTTGTGGTGATTTGGCCTAATGCCTCCACCGTATCCATGGTTGAAAGTTTTTTGGCGAACTCGTCAATTTCTTTTGCCGACATCTTGGTGTTGTTAGCCAGCATTTCAAAAAAGTCTTTTGCGCCACCACCTTTTGTTGAGGTGTACTCGCCGAGCTTTTCTGAGGTATCGGCTAAAATATCACTTAGCTTTTCCTGCTCAACCCCAAATGCACTTGGCTGCCCCCCGCCACAATCTGGAAGTTTTCAGCAGAAGTTACTGCTCTACGTGATAACTGGTTAAGTTGAGCATCGGCTTTTGCTAGTTCAATCGCCATTTGTCCAAGAGCACCAGCCGCTAAAACAGTACCACCTACCGCCATACCAGCCAAAGCAGCACCAGCTACCAACACACCACCACGTAAAGCCCCTAACTTTCCTGTTATGCCTTCAATAGCGGATCCTAATTGAGTACCCCCAATCGCATCTTGAATCTGATCTCCAAAGCTTTTAAAAGACTTCTTCATGTTGTCGGTAGCTTCTTTTGCCTTTCTTTCTGCCTGACTCATTCCTTCAACAAATGAACCAACTTTCGCAACCAGATCAAGTGTTAAACGACCTAATGAACCAGCAGCCATTTACTTTTCTCCCGGCAATAAAAAACCCCGCTTAAAGCAGGGTCTTATTTAAATCTAAGTATTTTTAAGGGGTATTTTTCCAGTTGCGCTTATCACACGCCTCTCTATCCCTTAATTTTGAATCAATGCACTTTTGAGCATGCTTAAAATACGGTGCGCCCGTAATATCACCTGTGTAGGCAGGGCAGCCCATATCGCGGCTTTGTTGCATGAACAAGCTTATTTCATTTTGATATTGTGGAATATCTCGGGACTTCACAAACATCATCCCATCAACCGACTTAGCTCGCTCAACTTCAAAAACTTTTTCAAAAGCAATTGATTTTGTTTTTTCATCAATTTTTTTCGTAATATCTTCACAATTTACAGGGTTTGCATGTAAACCTACTGAAAAAAGCGCAGAAATTAAAAATATTGCTTTTCTCACATTATCACCATTTGTTTTTAGTCTTAGACAATTTAACAAACATTGCGCTTAATGTCATTTATAGATAAGTTGACTTCTTGAAGCTAACTTATTCGTCTGCTAATTGTTCCAGATAGTCGGCCAAACTAAGCTCTTGTTTGTATTCATGAGGCATGAAATTGAGTGCATCTATTTGCTCAGGATTTTTTGAGTGACTCCTGATATAAACTGCTGCCAAATTACCAATTGCTTGCTCAATACGGCGACCAAGAAAAAGAGAGCCTCGTCTCATACGGTAGGCTCTCCAGATATTAAGCTCTTTTAAGCTTATTTTTTGCTTGGCTTCTTCGATGGTGATTCCGATTGCGAGGGCAAGTTCACACCAGAATTCGTTTTCGTCAAGTTCTTCTTCCGTGACTTTCCCATGAAGTTATTCACTTCATCGGCCACAGCATAAAGAGACTCAATGAAAGGTATTTCAGAATCAAGAACGTCCTGAACAGAACCAAAGAATGGTGTGCCTTTTGCGTCTTCACAAACCGATCCAAGCAAATGTCCTGCTTGCATACGCTTAACACTTACTGATTTAAGTTTTGAATCAGCAATATTGTCTTCATTAATTTCCCAGTCATATGCTTTAGAGATTTCATGAAGATCGTTAAAGGATAGTTTTTTGATAAAAACTTGACCTTCAACTTCCGCTTTTTCACCAAGAGTCAATTCGCGTTTGAGTTGAGAGGTAAGAAAATCAATATTATCTTCTGTTACTTCCACAACCCATTTGACTGTTCTTTCAACTGGTGCACCAATTTTAGTGACCTTTTTAAATGCTTTAATATTTACTTTAGCCATTATGGAGTCACCGTGCGTTTAGTACGAGTTACCTTAGAAGTACGTACAAGGGTGTAAGAATACCCAAGTGCTGCATCTACTTCGATATCATTTGGCGCTGCATCATTTAAATAACCTTTAAATGACCACCACATGCGATCCTCTGGCAGATCGATACCTGTAGTTGCATCGTAAGTTGGAGGTGTTTTTGAGTGGCTAGAACCAACATACCAATCCAATTTTTCACCAGCTTCCGCAATATCTGCAAGTTTGTCATGACTTGTATTTGTATCGTCATAATCAATATCAATTGAACCTTCGCCCGGATCACGCATACCGCGCAGGTATTCTTTGTTTTCAGCATCTAGGCAAGTCACGTCAATTTTCCCAAATGAGTCTTGGCCAAAGCTGATCTTTTTTGTGCAGACAAAACGAACAACTTGTCCATCGATCACAGTAAATAGCTGTGTACCTTGTGTTTTTACATTAGCCATTAAGAGCGCTCCTTTTAGGCATAAAAAAAGCACCCGATTGGGTGCTAAGTGAAAAAATGTTTTTGTGTTTTCTAGCGGTTTACTATCCAGCTAACGTCAAAAGAATAATGAGGCATTCCAGTTACTTGGTCAGTATCTGCTTCGCCATAACGAACCACATAACAATCAAGTTCAATTGCATAGCGAATTGCTTCTGCAACTTGTTCAACTACATCTTCATCTGTTGCGTAGACATCAATTTGAATAATTACTCTGTCCGAAACAGGACGACTATCGAGGCTACTATTTGAATCACCAGTAATCGTTTGCCATGTCACATACGGTGCTTCGGGTTGTTCTGGAGCCTGTCCAAATTTCCAAACGCGTAAGATATTATTGTTTTCAAGTAATGCTCTTACTGCTGGATCTGCTCTTGCTAATTTAAAAATTGGGACTTTAATCATTAAGCTGCACCTAAAACCACACTGAGTTCAAAATTAAATACTTGAACAAACTTATCTGTTATCTGTTCAATGTTTTCGTATAAAGCAGGGCGTAAAAACGGAGTAGCAGGCTGTTTACTTGTGCCTAACTCAAGGAATCGCCAGTAAAAGACTCGTCCGTCCGCTTGGTAAGTTTGACCAACACGCCCAGCACGTCTATTTTGAGCATTGTTTGTATATGGGATACGTGCACCACCACGCACTCCCACACGCATAACCAAAGTGTTTTTATTTCTACTCCGGCCATTTTGAACCACAATTTCTTTCCAGATTTTTTCTGGAGTGGTAGGATCATCTAGGCGTTTAACTTTTTGACGAGCTGCATCTCTTGCAATATTCATTGCCTGCCGCATCGCTTTACGGGCAATACGTTTTACAGTCTTGTCATTACCAATTGCCCGCATTCGTCTTAATGCAGCTCCAAGCCATGTATTTGAGTTGTCATAATTTACCCATTCCATGCTTTTTCGCCTGTAGATAAGTTGATGGTTAAATACTCACGGCGTGAGTCGGGATCTCGCATAGGGTTACCATCAATCTTGTAAAAGTAACCATCAAAAAGAACCCGCATTGTGCTATCAACTTGTTTTGTTGTGCTGCTATATCGCACCTTAGCACGGGCCTGTATCGAGCTATTGGCTGCTTTGGCCGCAATAACATCCCTTGTTGAAAGGTCGGTAACTTCTGCCCAAATTGTTGCAAAATTAGACCATGAGGTGATTAATTTTCCAGTGTTTTGGTCTTGGGTTTGAATTGCTTTCTGAATTGTGATGCGGTGCTTCAATTTTGGAGTAATGCTGGGCATATTAGACCCCCATTTCTCTAATAGGCTGCAAAATATCCCAATAAGCTTGGGGTTTTCCTTCTAGACTTCGGCTGTACTTATACTCAATAAATATCAACCGGGCATTATCTAACTTCTTGCAGTCCACAATGTCCGTGTCAGAAGTTCTTTCTGACTCATTTGAAATAATTTTTCGGTCGATGTCGATCGCTATTTCTTCATCGGCTTGAGCTATCCATTCAAGAAAAAGCACATCCTCATCATCGTGATCAACTCGACATTGCAACTTAGCTCGTTCGAGTGTGATCATTTTGAATTATTCCGTCTTGTAGCTGGTTTTGGTGGATCAACTTTTGTTTGGTATTCACGTAAAACTTTATTTTCTACCAAATGCCTTACCACGTTTGGATCTGCGGTTCGAATATCGCCCTCTTTGTAGTCTTTATCTCCAAAGTGTGGGCGTAAAACTTCATATTCTTTCATTTTGGCCTCTCTAAATGGGATGGTGACAAACACCACCCCAAAATGAATTAACCACCCGTAGCAGGAGTATAAGAGCCATATACAAGCGATTTAGGCTTATAAACAGCTAATGCTCCACGGGTTTCAGCAAGTAAGGTACGTTTATTTGATGTGAAATCGTCGCCCTGCATACCGATTTGCACAGCAGCACCCCAGCGCTCAAAGTATTGAGCTGCAGTATTGAATGCACCTGTTAAGAATTTACCTGCATCCATTGCAGCGGTTTGAACTACAGGCAAGCCCCATAATGTTGGAACCGCTTGTGATTGCGGATTCCCGATGATGTAGTTGCCGTTTGCATCTTTTTG